AAGCAATACTTGACATCCAAATAAATGTGTGCGATACTTATTTTTATAAGAGCAATTTTTCTTACATTCCAAGAATTAAGTAGAAACTCTTTTATACATTTCCTCTATGATTAAAGGATTATGACATTGATTAATTTAGTCGAGAATTGCGACTCTAAACTTACCCCCCCACAAAAATCTTATCTATCTACTTTAGGAGTAGTAGATAATCCAGTTAAAGGTCTGTTACCTTTAGAACAATATTTGGTAGAAAACAACCCACAGCCAGGAGACAGTTTTGTATGTCTTGTGCCTGTGGGTATTTGCTTTAGTGATCCAAAGTATAATCGTAGTGATAGAATTCACTTTGGTAACATCATCAAACACTTGAAGAGAATGGCAGGATTCTCTTACAAAGCAGCAGGAATCTTATCAGGTTTTTTACGCTTAAATCGTGAACAGATTAGAGATCTTCAGTATGGAAGAGCATCATCTCAGTACACTGTGATTATCACAAAAGGAAATCATAGAGTTACAAAGAGATATGTTGTTGATAATAACCGAAGAGCATATATTCCTGTAGAGATAACAATTCACAATACAGAAGATTATGATGAAATGGTTCGCATTGAGTCATTAGATCATACTCTTGATGCTGCATATAGAACAAGTCAAAATCAAGAAGATAAGTTTAAGTCTTCATACTATGCAGAAGAAACTGATGCAGTAAACTTATACAATTTTCTTGATGAGTTCTCTATCGGTGTTGCAGGTACAAACCCAAATGCTAAGTTTGGAACCAGTTCTCATAATTTCATTAGACAGGCAGAGAAAAGGGATTCGGATATTTGTAGAAAATACCTTAAAGTGTTTACTAGCAGAAATTGCGATAATACTATAACTGGTATGGCAACTTTTGCTGCAACTGTATTTCTTCTTAAGTTTAAGAAACCAATCGACAAGGTTGATGAACTTAACAGTTGTGATTCTTTCGATCTTTTTATGGATTATATCTACCATAATCGTAGCAATGTTACCTCTGGGTTTCTTCCAGATATGACTCAAGCATCACTTACTGAAGGTAATGCAAAGTATAAAGGTGAAGAAGTTAATGTTGCTAGATTAATTTCACTTTATAATGAGTTTTGTCAAAAAGTTCTTAAGGCAAAATTGAATGAAAATTTCAATCATGCTATTGGATACAAATCAAAAGCCTATCTTGAATTTCTTGATAGTTCTGATGCAGATATTAGAACAAGAGTTAGTGAAATTGCTAAACAAACTGTAAGTTAGGTTAAGTAACTGTCACAAGGGAGGGTAAAACTTCCCTTTTTTATGATAAACTATCGTTAATTCACATCTTACAATGAAAAAAGAGTTTATTTGCGTTAAGCCCAGATCTTCCGTTGCAGAAGATCGTTTCATTAATTCTATGGATAGATTACATTCTTGTAGAGTGGTAAATAGGAGAGATGGAAAAGTATTCCTTGATTCAATATCCAAGAGATATTCTTTTGAGATGTTTGAAGGAGGAGACGATCATTGGGAGGTAATTAAGTGAAGGATCAAAATCCCGTAGGTACAGAAACACCATTTGAAAAGTGGGATAGGGCAAGGACTTTAGTATTAGAATCCTTGTATAAACCTGATAATCAATTAAGATCTTGTGCATATAATCAAGGATGTAAGGAGGATATGATGCAAATAAGGGATCAATTAATTGATTATGTTAGAGATATGACTAATCCCAGACCTTACATAAGTTAATCTAATAGGCATAAATTTTTGTAAAAAGATATTGTCAAATCAGAACATTTATAGTATAAATATTAGTAGTCAGCGAAAGCTACACATATGGAGAAGCAAGATGCTCTAAAACCCCTTTGTTAATGTAGTTTATGGAGAGTATTAATGCACAATCTTATGTCACACAATCAGTTAGCAGGATGGAATAATTTAGAAATGTCCGATAATGCCTATGAGCAAACGGATCTAGTCAACGACTACTTTAACTGTCTGATTGAGTGTGAAGATGACCATTCAAGTTGTAAACGTATATGTAAGGAGATGTTTGTTTAAAAACTGAATAGGACAACGTAAACCTTAGAGGCCCTTGACTTTTAAAGTCAGGGGTCTTATACTATGTGAGGATATTACTATTCTGATGATTAAACAACATACTGTTGAGAAGAAGAATCCTAAGCATAATCAAGTTTGGGAGTGGGAAGAAACCCCTGAAGTAGTAGCAGCAATAGAGCAACTGCAAAAATCATCACAAGTAGTTAAAGATAATGAGTGAAGAAGAGTTAGAGAAAGAGCGTCACATTGATGATGATTGTAATGTAGTTGCTCATTATTATAGAGCAAAGATGATGCACCCTAATATTCCATTTTATCTTCAAGATGAGAGGGGTGACACTTATGAGTTCGGATGGTCGTTAATATATCAGTATATTAAAAACATTAATTATTATCCTGATTGGTAACATGGCAATTTATGATGATGTAAAGATTACTATCAACCTTAATGAGTTGGTAGAGATTAGAGCAAAACTTTTAACTCAGTATGAAGATTTCTCAAAAGCAGTAGCAACTGGTGAGTATCTTGATGAAAATGATGTAGATAGAATTGCATCTAACTTGAGAGATACATTAACATGGGATACTCTTTATTTTATGGTAGATAGTGCGATCTATGATTACATGGGTTTGCAACATCCACAGAAACCTCATTATGGTGAAACTGCTGGTAATGAACCTGCTGCAACATTTGAGAAAGAGCAGAAAGCAAGAGCGAAATATGTTAAAGATAATTTTGATATGGTTACTTTAGATGGTGGTTCATGGCAAATAGAAGTACCAGTGAGGAAAAAGAAATGAGTGATAAACAATATGATGAAGAGGGTAATGAGTTAGATAAACATGGATTTAGAGTTCAAGTTTATCCTGATGGTTTAGGTTCAGTTCGTAAGTCAGTTGAGAATTGTGTGCAAATGTGTGGATTAGATAAGAGATTGATGGAAGAATTACTCAAAGGAGAGTGGAGTGAATCTATTACATTAAATTCAACAGGTAGAACAAGTAAAAAAATTACCATAGAATACAACATAGAAACTAAAACAAAATGAAAGAAGAACTCTTAGAACTATTAAAGAAAGATGCTTATCGTAAAGGTGAGTTTACTCTTTCATCTGGTAAAACTAGCGAACATTACATTAATTGTAAGCCCGTAGTATTAACAGGTAGAGGACTTACACTTGCAAGTTTATTAATGTTAATGCACGTTAATACAACTTATGTTGCAGGTCTTACATTAGGTGCTGATCCTTTAGTGAGTGGTGTTGCATTAGTTTCTGCATTAGATAATAGATTAGTTAATGCACTAATTGTTAGAAAAGAACCTAAAGGTCATGGTACTGGTGCATGGATAGAGGGTAAATTGCCCCCAGAAGGTACTGAGATCACTATACTGGAAGATGTTATAACAACAGGTGGTTCATCAATTAAAGCAGCACAGAAGGTCATAGATGCAGGTTATAAAGTGAAAAGAATTGTATCTATTGTTGATAGACAAGAGGGTGGAAGTGAGGCTATTAAGGAAGCAGGATTTGAGTCAATTAGTATATTTAAGTTAGAAGAGATCGTATAAATACCTATTAGGAGTTTAATTAGGAGTTAAGTTGAAGGACAAGAAGGCAGCAAAGTTAATCATTAAGAGAGCAAAGAAACATCCAGAGTTATATTCAAAGGAAGAAGTCAGGTATGCAAAAGAGTTTAGAAAGCGACTTAAACAGGAAAAGAAAGCAAAGGAGGATAATGTTAAATAAGATTGCGACACTCTAAAGACATTATTAAATTAATAGATAATTACATAACTTATGTTATAATATCCTCACATACTGCACCAAAACCATGTTTATTAACTTAGATGAGCGATACCACTCTTACTTAAGAGGAGGTAAAAAATTAAGAATTGATGGAGTGGATGAAAAGGTTACGGCATATGGATATACTGATGATGGGAAAAGTATAGATGGATATTATCTAACAACAGAGAATTATCAACTTTATTATAATAATGATGGAGTGTTCTTGAGGATGAAAGCACTTAACGAAGTGGCACAACCTGTTGCCAAACCTGCTCTTATAGATGTATAATAGCCTCATATAATAAAATCAAAATGAAAATTTTATTGGCTTCAGTGATTGCTTTGAGTGCATGTACACCAGCAATAGCAGGTTCTCAAGGAGGATACTCTGAACAAAGTACATGTTTTAGAGAAGAATATAGAGAAGAGTATGTACCAGGAACAGCAGATAATCCTGGTTATATAAAGTCATGGACAGATACTATTGAATATCCTTGTAGTAGAAGAAGAGTAGAAAGTACACCAGAGAATACAACAAGAACTAGAACATATAATGAATATGAAGTTGATGACAATGATTGCTCAGAAGGTTCTGTTGCAGGTGCATTAATAGGTGGTGGACTTGCTGGTTTTGGTTCAAGAGGTAAAGGAAGATGGTGGGCAATTCCTACAGGTGCAGTTCTTGGTTCAATGATAGGATGTGAGATTGATGGAGGTTAATAATACAAACTGATGCGTCCAAAGTGTCCTTATAGTGAGAAACAGTTACAGGTTCAACTACTCTGACATAGAAGCAGAGACATGACGTTGGATTAAAATTACTACCTGTAATGTTTCTCCCACTTATTCTTTATTATTGATTTAAATGGCAACAAGATCACGAATCGGATTATTACTTGAAACTGGCTATGTCTTGTCTGTTTATCATCATTGGGATGGTTATCCTGAGTGGTTAGGTGTTACTTTACAAAGAAAGTTTGACACTTATGATCTAATAGCAGAATTACTTGATGGTGGTGATGTTTCGTGTATAGATTCTACTACTGATTGGGATCTTAAAAAGGTAGAAAATCACGTTCAATATTATAATGATCGTGGAGAAAAGACTGAACCAAGACTAGATACATCTGTTGAGGATTATCTTGCTAATGGTGAAGAATATGCTTACTTATTTGAGAATAATCAATGGGTATGCTATGATTTACATTATCCTGAACCTCAAGTTGTAGAGATAAAGGAGTCAGTGAATGTTAGTTGAACTCTCAAAAGAAGAAATAAGGGCATTATCTGAAGTGTCCTTAGAAAATAGTAATTTAGAGTTATCTGAAGAGGGTACGGAGTTTTGGACTAATATTCATCTTAAACTTAGAAACATTTCTAAAGCATGTACTTGCAAGGAGTATTCCAATGAGTGACTATCAACCAATTAATCAAACAGATGAACTTATTGAAGAGTTTATCGCTGAATGTGAAAGAGAAGCTGCTAAATTAGAAATAACAGTTGATTATTATCTTGCTGAGTTTGTTTGACAAACTCGGCATTTTTCTTTATAATATATAATGAGGAATTGAAATTTCGTTTATTACAGAACTATGGCAAATCTCTGGAGAATAGAAGAACTAACCACAGAAGGTTGGACTCTAATTGATAATGACGCACAGCAATTAACTAAAGCATTGTGTGATGAAAAATTGGATCTTTATGTTAATGGTGGTGTAAATCCCAACAGAATGAGAGCAGTTCCAGATGTTGGTCACGAAAATGTTTATACCACTGCACAAGAACAACCTGGTAAAAAATTACAGGCCCCTAATATCGGATCAGATAAAGTAGACCCAACTTGGCAAGGATAGTCAATGTCATATGAACCTGAAGTTAATGATTATGTGATCTGGGACAAGGGTAAATATGGTAAAGATGAAGGATGGGTTTACTTTAAGGGTGATAAAATGGAACCTAAAAAGGGATTTAGGGATTGTCCTCGGTATATTACTATTGAGATAGGTGTTAAACCTAAACCTTATTGTGAACATACAAAAAAAGATCGCCATAAGATGATTCATACATTAGTATTATGTTATGAATCCCAGTGGCATGAGTTGAAATTTGTAAAAAGACGTAAATCAAAAGTTGAATAGAATTGATGCGTCCAAAGTGTCCCTATGGTGTACTTATAGATTAAAATGGACGATTTTCTAACAGAACTTCCTGGATTTCCTGCGGAGGATATTGAACAAATTCTTCAAGATCTTCCTGAATTGAATGATAAGGATGTTTCCAAATCTTTCGACAAATTCTTAAACTCTACTACTGATTTTTAACATGAAACCTGCTACTATTCTTTATGAAATGCGTGAATTAGAAGAGGCTTGGAGAAAGCAATCTTTTAAATTTACTGTTGAACAACAAAAGAAACATGATGAGTTGTTGAAACTCAGGAGAGCAAGAGTTAAGGAGATGTTGAATGATACTTAGGATAAATAACATATAGGTAATATTAGTATAGATGAAATCCTTCCGTCAATTTATTGCTGAAGCATATGATCCTGATGTTCAGGGTAGATCCCAGATCCGCAAACAGGGTGAAGGTGGAAGGATTGGTCGTGAAAGAAAGAAAACAGCACCAGAAAGAAAGAGAACTATTGCAGTAGGTAAAGGTAAAACTGCACCTGCTAAATCATATAAAGCACGAAAAGATATTGGTACACAAAAACCAAGATCTGAACGTGAGCAACAACCAACTCGTGAAAGAGGGTCTGCTAAGTTATCACCTAGAGAGCAACAAAAGAAAGCAAGAGCAGAAAGATTAGCAAGTAAATCTGGTGGTAAAAGTAAAAAAGAATTGGAAAAGGCAGCGACTAAGTTATTAACTAAGAAGACAACAAAGGCTGCTGATTCTAACTATAAACCACATAAAGCATCAGGATTTTCTCATGCTGAAAGACAGAAGATTAGAAGATCAGGTCAAAGATTAGTGAGAGATATTCAAAAGAAAAAAGAGAAACCAATATCACATTACGATCCTAAGTTATAGTAACTGATGCGTCCAAAGTGTACCTATAGTGTACCTATAAGCGTCTGCAATGGCGTTTTAATTGATTTTATGGTATAATTACTGTATTGATGATTATTTAATGATTGAACTTCGTGAACATCAAACCACAGTTATTGATGCTCTTCGTGAATATAACAAAGGTCAGGTAATTGTCCCCACTGGTGGTGGTAAGACAATGTGCATGATAAAAGATGCAGAGCGTGAACTTAATGGTTGTAATTGGGATGTAATATTGAAAGATCCTGATAGAAAAACCATTGTAATTGTTGCACCTCGTATATTATTAGCACACCAACTTTGTGAAGAGTTTATTCAATATATTAACGTACATCCAATGCTTAGATATAAAGTATTGCATGTACATAGTGGTGAAACACATCATTACTCTACCACAAAGAGTGATGTTATTAAATATTGGACAGAAGATAATTATAGATTTAATAAGTTAATCTTTACTACATATCATTCTCTACATCGTATACAAGAAAGTGGTATAAATGTAGATACTATCTACTTTGATGAAGCACATAACAGTGTTAAAAGAAACTTTTTCCCTGCTACTGAATTTTTTGCAGGTTTGGAGCATATTCGCTGCTTTTTCTTTACTGCTACTCCTAAGCATTGTCTTTCTAATGAGAAGATAGGCATGGAAAATGAGGAGGTTTATGGTAAAGTATTGTGCGATATTCCTGCCCCTAAGTTAGTAAAACAAGGACACATCTTACCACCTAAAGTTGTAGTCAAGAGAATCAAAAGAGAGGAGGATAGTAGACTCAAATGCGAGCATGATTGCGAGAACTTGTTATCAACAATCGATGAGCAATCTATGGACAAGATATTAATTTGTGCAAGATCTACTGCACAGATTGTATCACTCACATCACAGACTAG